CGCATATTCTCTGCACCTTCAGCCAAGACTGCTATCTTGACATCAGCAGATGAGACCGGAGATGTCTGTTCTGTGAGAACACGCACAGTTAATGTACCATTATACTTATTAACATCATTCGTGATTGGTGAGGTATCCCACAATTTCGAAGCACTACTTGTGTTGATTTCAGCATATGGTGTAGATTGAGCCCAGGGAACGCGAATGCGAACATCCTTATCCTTGGCAATATCCACAATGATTTGATATATTTCGGCAGTGTTATCCGCAGTAGAACCAATGTTCGAATAAGGATCCCAAGAAATTCGAAGTCGCCCCCTATGGTATTGTGACGATATTATTTTAAAAGTAAATATAATATCACCGCGCCAGTATGTAAAGGCTTTTGCAACGAACCACATTGGTGTTCCTTGAATATAGTTCTGAGAAGATATAGTTGTCGAATTAACCAAAAATGGTGTAACTGCGCTAGTCCACAGCAAAGTATCTGGATTATCAGATGCTTGCCACGTAAACTGATCAAGATATGATGGTTTAGATACAATATTCTTAACCATGAGTTCGTCTCCAACATCAACTCCCAACACTTTAGAATCGATTGTCAATTCATTCTTTGGATCTAAAGTTAGTTTTTCGATGGGAGTGCCAATTGATGTTGTAGATAACATAGGAAAAGCAGCCGATTTCATTGCATGAATATCATCAATAACAGGAACGTTGGTAAAACCAAACAATCTTGCAATGGAACCTACTGCTGTTGCCGCAATTTCGGTAGCCACTGCAAAAGGTCGAATAGTTACCCCCACAGCTGAACCTATAATAGGCACACTATCTATAGCTGTAACAACTTTGTTGGCTATACTAGCTATGGCTGAAGCAGGTGCTGATATAGCGCCATCATCTTCATACTCATCCTTAGATTGTACAGCTAGGTCCAACGTTGGACCAGCTAATTCAACATTTTCTGCCCATGCATAAACTTGAATAGTACAACCCATACCCGACACTGAATTTGCATTATTCAGTAAGGATAGAGAATCAAAACTTAATGTTCCCATATTGTCAAAGTTCGTCGCACTCACACATCTGATATATTGTCTATGATATAAAAATGGCAAAATCATTTCACCACCCTCATTATTTTCAGGTCGCAACCAAATGTGCGGGCGCTGTGATTTACCCATGAACTCAAAATCTTCTAGTC